ACCCGGTTTCCAGGCCAGATTGAAACTGGCCTCACCGGCAGACTTCTCGCCCTGCGCTGTATTGGCCCAGTCTGCATTCGGATCGTCAAGGTAGGTGTCGTCATAGGACTCGGCGGTCAGCTCACCTGGCGTCAGATCTTTGATTTTGGCCGTGCGGATCCAGTCAACGTCGCTGGTCGGATTGGCGTAAGGATCTCCTGTACCCGTGTACAACCAGAACGTTGTGCCTGCCCCTTTAACGGGCTCAAGCGGGCTTGGTGTTGGCATAGTTACCTCACATTACGTATGAAATTGTGTATTTAAGGTCGGCTGATCCCCATGTCGCCATCTCGTCATCGCGCTGATAGTCATAGCCCTGGGCAGACATGGTTTCGATTAAGGGGGTAAGGCCGGGGAGTTCGCTGAGCCGGGGGTAGATTTTGCTTTCCATCCAGGTATCGAGCGCGGTATCCGTTTCGCTCGCTTTCAGGAACACCTCGATATGAAGCGTGGCGCGCCAGATATCCTCGTCGATGGACTCCTCTGTGGACTGAGCGTCAGTGATATAAACAGCAACAGCCGGGAGATCTTCGGCCTCAAGTACAGCAGGACGGCCATCAGACCATGTTACAGGGTCAGTAATGCCCGCTTTCAGGGCATCCAGCACCGCCCGGCGGATCAGGGGATGTTTCATTTGGTCAGAATTATCCTTAGTTGGTTGCGTAAAGCTGCCGAAAGTTCTTTCGGAAGATCCGTTGTCGTCAGGCGGTTACTTTCTTTCTTGAATGCCTCAGTCAATGGCGCTGCCAGAGGGATGCTCACCACCTCGACCGGATAGCGGCTTTTGGTGGTTCGCCGCAACACGTGCCAGCGCCCGTTTTTAAGTTGCTGGATGAATCCGCCCGGGAAGCGAAACCGTCCGATGACAAGAACACTTCGGACGCCAGCCGTATCACGCTTACGCCTGGAAAGCCGCACGCTCGCCACACCCAGTTTTATCGCTGGCAGGTTGCCGCGGTTCACCCGGATAATCGCCTGCGGCTTACGAACAGTAGCCTTCTTCAGGCGTGCACGCTGGTTGACCAGCTTGCGCTGCACCCGGGTGTCTTTCGCTACCTGGCGGGTGCTGCGGGAAATGGCCCGGGTGGCCACTCGGTTCACCGCCTGAGAGGATGCCCGCGGCACGGCGGTTTTGCTGATGCTTTCCAGGTTAGCGATCGCCTGTTCGAGCCCTTTAATGGACATTGACCCTCCATTACTCAATCCAGATCTGCGGCTTACCGTTGAACAACTGTTTGCGGGTAACGATGTAATCCTGTCCCTTCCAGTGAATGGCATCGCCTTTGCGCGGGGACACTGTAAGGGAGAACACCACCAGGGACAGCCCATCCCCTACCACCGCCCCCATCTCAGCGACAAACTGGCTCTCAACCGCATCAAAACTGACACCGTTGATCGTGACCTTATCCGCCATCAGGTTGACGGTGGCCGCGTCCATACGGGCCACCATCGCGTCGAAGGGGTTAGCCATTCAGCCTGACCAGTACTGAAGTAGCGTTAGCCCCTGCGGCCTGCCAGGCTTTCCCGGCCGTCGCCGCCCCGGTAGCATCCAGCTGAATCTTCCCGCTTTTGAAGTACACAGTTTTGCCCTGGGCAATATCATCAGCCGCCAGTTTCGGCAGCTGGACAACGCCAGTGGTTAGCCCTGTGCCGGTTTCGCCGACGGCAATATCAGCGATAGCGATCGCCAGCACATCACCCACGGCAACAGGCGTGCCACTGGCGATTACCGCAGAACCCGGGTTGGTTAAATCAATGGTATGACCATCCTGTACGTAATTCTTCATGAGCTCTCCGTATGGCCCACATCGGGGCCATGTTGCAGGTATAAAAAAAGCCCTGTCGGGCCGTTTCAGTGTCGGGGGGATTTACTTGCCGGATGATTTTGCCAGCCCGCGATAATCCAGCGGCGCCACGCCAGCATCAATGCGGACTTTCGTCGCGACGCCGTCAGTGGTGAAGCCTTCCTGCTGATCAATGTACGGGGCATCAATGCCATTGAGATACGCCACTTCGATGGTATCGGTGCCCTGTGCGGCGGCCAGATACCAGGCCGCCGGGTCGGCAAAATCAAGACGAGGTTCTGAAATCACCTCAGCAAAGTTCTGAATAGGGTTATTGATACCAGCGTTGATGTCGGCACCTTTTACGCTGGCTGACTTAATGGTCTGGCTGGCCAGTGTTTCCAGACCCACCGGGACGAGCATAAAGGCCGGGCGAATGTTGAGGGCACGCTCACCTTCTTTCTGCTTACGCATGTTCTGGCGGGCCTTATCAATGCTGTCAACGCTGATGGCGCCAGTTGAAAGGTTGGCATGGTCAGCATGGAAGAGCGGTTTATCATCTGACAGTTTCTCGTTACCGGTCAGCACCGCGTAGACCAGGTCGCCAATTGTGGCTTTTGCAGCGCGGCCCATCTTCATCGGAACGTCAGTCAGCTGGTTCAGGTCATCGTTAATGATGGCCTGGCGGGTGATGGAGAAGATCTCACCGTAAGTGGCCAGCGCGATGGTTTCGCCCTTATCCTGCGTAGTGATGTACTTATATTCAGCCCCCTCACGAACCTGACGCAGGGACGGGAAGCCGCCCATGCCGACGCGATGCGCCGTTTTAAAGTCGGACAGCTGGCCTTTTTTGGTCCAGAGTTCGAAGGTCTCAGCCGCTTCTTCCCAGCCCTGCAGCAGTGCCTTGTTGGCGACATCGAGCAGAATATTGCCGAAATCAGAGGTGCTGTGCGTCAGCGCAAAACCGACCATCTGCATTGGGTTGTAGCTGGAGACACCGAACCCGCGCTCAGTCAGGGACATGCGGGCGTATTCGCGCAGCGTCATACCGTTATAGACGTTGTCACGTTCCAGACTTTCATAGCCGGCACGCGCCATCAGTGCCTGACGGATCCCGTCGCCGACAAAGTTACCGTTCCCGGCATAGACATGGGACTGTCCCTGCGTTGTGGTGTTGGACGGCGTGGCATTTTTACCGAGCTCTGCCAGCAGCACATCTTTAGCCTGGCTGACCGAACACTCTGGATCAGCAATGCATTTAGCCTGCAGCTCCTGATGCTTGCCACCGAACATGGCGAAGAGGTCCTGAATACCGTTCACGCGTGCCTTTTGCTCTGCAATAACCTGCGCACGGATATCTGTTTCGCTGGCACCTGCAGCCGGAGCAGTCTGGGTGGCAGCTGGCTGCTGTGTTTCGCGCGTAGCGGTATTACGCGGCGGGGTGACCATGTTGCGAATGCTGTTTGGCATCTTTTCAAATTCCTCAATACGTTTCGAATGGATACAGGCCATTGCCTGCAGGGATGGTGTGACCTGGTCAGCGAAGCCCAGCTCCAGACATTCAGTGCCGGAGAGCCAGGTCTCCTCCTCCAGCATTGCCGCAATTTCTTCGGTGCTTTTGCCCGTCTTCTGCGCGTATGCCGGGATCAACACCGACTCCACTTTGTCGAGCAGGTCGGCGTAGTCGCGCATGTCATCAGCATCACCACCCGCAAAACCCCAGGGCTTGTGGATCATCATCATGGTGTTTTCCGGCATGATCACCGGGTTTCCTACCATGGCGATAACTGATGCCATTGAGGCAGCCAGACCGTCGATATAAACGGTGATCGCCGCGCCATGGAATTTCAGGGCATTAAAAATGGCGATACCGTCAAAAACATCGCCACCCGGGGAGTTGATATGCAGTTTGATGTGAGTGACGTCGCCCAGCGCCTTAAGGTTGGCGACGAATTGCTTCGCCGTTACCCCCCAATAGCCGATCTCGTCGTAGATGTAGATTTCGGCTTCGTTTTCCGAACTGACCTGCATACGGAACCAGCTATTTTTTGCCTGGGCTTTTGGGCGATTCTTTACCCGGTTTTGTTTCCTCGACACTGGTGTCTCCTTTGTCGTTTGCCGGGTCTGTATCGAACACCAGCCCCTGTTTACGGTTTTCATCGATCTCCGCCTTACGGCGGCGTTTCACATCATCCGGATTTGCACCGCGGGCGCGCACCCATTCACTTTCAGTAGCAGCACCACCACGGAGCAGAATTTTCCAGGCGTTCGCCTCTTTAACCGGATCAATCCATGGCATCACAGGACCGGAGAAGACAGCACTGTAAAGCGTGGACTTGTCCACAGTGGGCGGTACCTCAATCTCACCAGAGACAATCGCCATCTTTAGCCAGGCCCGGTACATCGGTCGGGTGATCGCCGCGATGAATGCGTCCTGGAGAATGAAATACCCCTCGGTTGACTCCACAAGCTCCTGACGCTGCGCGCTGTATGTCCCGTCGTAATTACGCGCGATACTGGAAAAGCTCCCGCGCGACCCGGCGGCCACAGCACGGAGCTGCCCATTGCGAAAAGTTTCGAGGTTGGGATTTGGTCGGTCCGATTTAATCATCCCGATATCTTCACCGGGACGGAGATCGTCAAACAGCATGCCAGGTTCAATGTTCAGTTCCCGGGAGCCCTGCGAGCTGTCTTCCGGATACGACTGACCATCACCTTTCTTGATGAACATGCCCAGCGCCGCAGCGATGCGGGCAGCGGTCAGCTCGGCGTCCTCGTATTCCTTCAATGCCGAGAGACGCATCAGCACCCCGGCCAGCAGTGAGTTACCTCTGATTTGATGCAGGCGGCGCATGAACTTCAGGTGAAGCATGTTCTCAGCCTGGATATCCTTTGTGTCACCCTGGCGCATACCTTCTGCCGGAAGGTTTTTGTAGACCATGTATCGGGTCGGGCGGCCCCAGTCGTTCAGGTAAATGCCCTGGCATAACTTCTGACCCGTCTCAGTCTTCTCCATCGGTACAAAGTCGGGCTCCAGCGCCTCAATCCAGAAAGGAATTTCTGCCACAGGCGACAGCCCATTCCCGGTGCCACTGACCAGCTGAGCGAACACCTCGCCGTCACGTAGCCAGGTCCGGCACATCAGACGCTCAAGAACTGGCCGGGTAAACTGGCCGGTAACATCGGGTGAAACGGACCATTCCGCCCATTTGGCACGGATCTGCTTGGCAACGTCAGCGGCTATCTCGCCGTTTTTCATCAGGGGTTGAGGCTCAACGATGATGCCTTTCGCACCCACGATGCGCTCTTCGAGCTTATCAAGGATGCCGATCACCAGATCGTGGTTACAATCGAGCCACCGGGCCTGCTCGCGCAGTGAGCGTCCGCCAAATTGCGTCAGCTGATTCGCTGAACGATTCTCGCGTTTTGCACGGTGCGTTCGGGTAGGAATGACAGCCTCGTATGCCTGGATCATCAGGCGCGACTTAAGGCGCTCTGCTTTCCAGCCAGGAGAAAACACGCCTATCAGATTATCCAGGGCGCTCATCGCGGGAACCTCGCAAGTTTAAAGGGGCTGCCCCTGCCCGTTGCGGCAGCCAAAGCAGTTGCCTGTTTTCGTTCCCACTCCTGACGACCTTTCCGTATCTCGCTCAGGTTTTCCATGGTCATCTGCTGACCGTTAAACGTGATGGACTTGCCCTGTAGAATCGCCATTTCCGCTTCGGTATAACGGCGTACCATGTCCTGAATATCATTGAGATTCACACCCAGCCTCCTGATGATGATGACCATGCCGATTCACGGGCTGGTTTCGTAGCCTTAGATTCTGATACTGACGGTTTTGCAACCGGCGCCTCTGCCACTGCAGGCGCGTCTGGCGATGGCTCAGCCACGAGATAACTCTCCCGGCGCGCCCACTCAGGGGCGTCAGGCCACTTAATCTTTTCGTAACCATGAAGAATGACCAGGGCATGTGCGTAAACCATAAGGTCAAACGCTTCGTTGGCCCCCTTGCCTGGCTTCGTCCATTTCCCATCAGATGATCGCTCCTCATAGGTCAGTTCGTCGTAAAACCACCCTCCCAGCCAGTCAGGGAAATGCACGTAGTTCGGCCCCGGCACATCGCGCCACAGCGCGTTGTTAATCCGGTCTTTCAGTGCGTTTGTCTGGAGAAGGTAGAGAGGGACATCACCGGCCGCCTTCGCACGCCGGGTAGATCGCCCGGTGTTATCCGGGTAGGTTTTGGTAATCAACTTCGCCCGGGTCTGGCTGTCACCCTTGAAAAGCCAGACTTTGCGCTGCAGACCGTCACGGCGACAGCGCCGCCAGAACTCATAGGCGTTGTCGGTAACACCATCTTCACCGCCGGAGTCGACGGCCATTGCAAGCAGGCTCATTCGCTTTCCCGGTTCGCCATCAAGCGCCCAGGTTTTCTCCAGCACATCGGTACGCAGAAGATCCCAGTCCTCCGGGTAGCTGGCAGGGTCGATATGATAGCTTTCGCCGTCAGGTGTGGTGCGCATCGACTGCATGATGTTGTACCGGTCAACCACCCACCGTTCGCCGTGGGCACCATAGCCAACAACCTGCACCACAAATCGCCGGTTTTTACCGCCCTGAACATCGACAGTCGCCACCAGGAAGTTGACGCCAGCAGGCACGCGCCGCCGTTCAACCGGTTCGGCGCGCTGCAGCAGTTCGTCACCTTTGCGTTGCTCAATGCTGGAGCGCGGGAGATACGGCAGCCCCCAGTCGGTGTTAATCACCGTCTTCAGCGTTTCTTCGCTGCCGGTCGCCTCGTACTCCTGTTCAGCGGTCAGCAGTTTGTAAACCAGTTGTGCCCATGTCTGATATGCAGCTGCCGGACCTTCCATCCAGAACGACGCGATACGCGACCGCCGTCCGGTGCCCGTTATTGTTCCGCTGCTGTCGATCTGCTGATCCTCACGCAGCCAGACCCCTTTCATATTCAGGGCGCGTTTCTGGTCTGCGGTGATCATCCCGGAGCAGGAAGGGCAATGGATACAGGCCGCTTCGCTGGCTTTTACCGGATCAGTGATTTCCCGGTAACCGGTCATCGCTGTCATCTCAGGCTGGAAAAACTCACCACAATGCGGACATGGCCAGTACCAGCGGCGGCGGTCGCCGCGGTTGTACAGTGACAGAATGCCGGTTGTTGGCGGGGCTTCATGCGCCGAGCTCCGGCGCCACTTCGTATCGCGGATGTCCCGGCCTGGCGAACTCTCCACCAGCGTCATGCCGGACGACATAAACGTGGTGGTACGCTTGGAGGCAAGGGAGAATGCATCACCTTCCCCGTCGATATCCTCCGGGAAGCGGTCGTAATCTGTCAGGGCGACGCACTTGTAATCCGACGAGGACATAATATTGACCGACGGCCAGCCTATCTTAAGATAGTTACCTGCCCTGAAAGTCCTGTCGTAAACGTTGTTATCGTTCCTGCGGGGGCTCAGGCGGGTTGCCACTTCCGGACTGCACCGGAACGTGCGATCCAGTCGTTTCTTCGAGTGCTCGCGGGCCTTCTCTTCTGTCATCTGAATAATCAGCATGTCAGACGGGTCACAGACCACGTTATAAACCACCCAACCGTCAATCAGGCCGATCGTCTTCCCCGTTCGCGCCGGGCCGACAAACACCACTGCGTCATACTCGCGCGACGCCAGGCAGTTCATTGGCTCGAGTACATACGGCGCCAGGTTCGGATCCCAGGGAACTGAGTTACCGGCACCCATTGGCACGCGCATAAATTTACTGACTGCATCGGCCACCAGCATGCGGCGTGGGGCACGAAGTATTCCAGGGACATCCTTTCGGATCCCCCGGGCAGATGCCCGCTTCGCCATCAGTCCTCCTCTGGCTCTTCCTCCTCCGGTTCTGCGTCCAGCACGCGCTGCGCAATCTGGTCGCGAAGATCGTCAATCACACTCTGCACGCGGCTGACAGCTGCGGGGTTCAGCGCGCAGTCACGCTCCAGAATGTCCGGCAACGTTTCCAGCACCTGCACCACAGCTTTTGCCATGACAGAAAATTCACGGGCCACCTCATCAGCGGGGATTAACTGGCCGGTATCCTGCTCGAATTTCAGCCGCTCGTTTTCCGCTTTCCAGTGGGCGAGCCTGTCCGAGGGCGTCATATCTTCGGCGCTGGACGCGACGACGGGCGCCATCAACTCTGTGAGCACATCAGTAATGAGATAGAGCTTGAGTTTGTTGTTGCTGCCCAGCGCAGGCTCGAGTTGCTTAAGCCTGGCGGCAACGGTCTGGCGGTGAACGCCGGTGATCCCTGCCAGCTGATTGATGTTCAGCTTCAGGGTGGAGAGTTCCTGGTCCATGATGGTGAACACTTTTTGAACGATTCGACATCATTGCAAAACGGCACTGATAAAAATCATACAGTTATGCACATGATGATGATGACCCTGGATCACGAAAACTAGCCGTTTTCCGCGTGCCCGCCGCCTCGTGGCAGGCCACCCCTCCGGGAGGACCCGCTTAAATGATAATAATTATCGCTATCAATCATAAAGTATAAAGCCCCCTAAAGGCTCCGACTTTTGAATGTCCATATTTGTTTCCTTTTAGGTGTGGGTCTGGCGTACGGGATAGCCGTTTGAGAGAAGCGACTCCCCAAGCTCACGACTGAAAGACTCTCTTTGAAGCACGTACGAGGCGCATAAAAAAGCCCCGCTATTGCGAGGCTGATAATTCTCTATGCTTAAAGTCCAGAGGAGAGACTGTGTCAGATCCTCACGGATGAGGTTCTATTTCAACCCAGCCTTTTCTACAAAAAACAAAACAAACCATTAAGAATATTCCTGGTAATGCCGCTCACGCTTGTTTTATCAGGATCCTGGTCCATGCTGAAGATTCCCTGACAATCTCTGTCAACACCGGGAAAGTCTGTACCTCAATGTAAGAAGCACTAACTATAACTATCCAGATCTCCAGCTGCCCTCTTAACGAGGGCTATTTTTTTGCCATTATCAAGCCCACCAGTTGATGAGCTTTGGAATGGCTTAACCGATCAGCAAATCAGGCTGAGTCACCTGCATGATGTGTTCATGTTCAACGGCCAGAACGTGCTTCTCTTTCTTCCGTTCGTTCATCAACCGACTACCGATCGTGCCTTTCAGCTTTGACCGTGTTTCTTTGATGGCGTAGCGGTGCTGCATTTCTTCGCCCATCGTCAGACGACGGCTTAATCGCTCAGCCATCCAGTTAAAGGCGGCTATGTATTGCTCTTTAATGACGGTAGCCGCCTTCCCGGTGAAACTCATTACCAGCATCATCCATCCATCTTTCGTAATGTTGTACATCAAGCGCAGCTCGCCTTTTTTATCGAGGTATTCAACCGGCTCAAAATTGAGCCGGTTGAACTCAGGAGAACAATCAAACTCCAGCCGCTTGATAGTGCGCAGAACGTTTTTATGCGCCTTTCCGAAATAGCGAGCGATCTTTATGGATGTAGTGATGACCTTCCCGTTAGATGGCATAACCATTTCGCGGAAATCGAAAGCCGGAATAACTGCCGGATTATTCATAACGTTTACCTTACTTTGAGATGAACCTTTGCCGCATAGGAAATCAGCCCGTCGAGGCTCGCCAGCATTAACTGACTTCCTCAAAGGCTCATTTCAAAGGGGTTGGTTCGACGTGGTTGAACGCGCTGCGGTGCGCGGTGAAATTCGGATACAAAAAAGCCCCGGCAATTGCCGAGGCTTAGAGTATTTCTCTTCTTCAGAGATAGATAATTAAGAGCATACGATTAATTACGGGTATAAAAATACCAACATATAAAAAGCATACATAATTTGTGATGTTTTGTCCATCTCTCTCTTAACCTATTGATATATAAGAATAGAGAAATAAGGCCATAATGTTACTTTATTACACTTACTTCAGACACTGCATGCGAACGTATTGCTGCAATCCGGTCAGTTGCTTTGTGACGGTTTCTATTCGCTCTCGGAGGGTGAAATAATCCCGTTCAGCGGCGTAAGTAAGTCTGGGGCTGCTGCCATCATCCAGGCCGGTGGTACTGGTCGCTCCGTTCGTGGTGCATCTGGCGTTGAGCTGCAGCCGACGCTTGCCAGTAGCAACATCGCGCTCGAGCTGATCAATAGTGGCTTTTGCATCCTGCAGTTCTCCGGTGTATTTAGCATCGAGCGCAGCAACATCACGCTGGCGCACCTGCATATCGTTGATGGTGGCGTTTGCCAGTTTCAGGTTTTGCTCTGCGTCGTCAGCACGCTTCTTTTCATCAATTACCTGACCGAGCAGAAGGTGAATAACCAGCAGGGACAAAATCAGCTCGATGCCGATTATCAGCCAGGCTTTAGAGGTCATGTTTGCTCTCCGCCAGGCACATCGAGCGCTCCATCTCGCGCCGGTTCTGAAGCCCTTTCCATTTCATGCCACCAGCGTAAACCCAACGTCGCATTTCTTCGCACGCTCCGTCGTGATCACCTTTGTTCAGCTTGCGTAAAAGCGTGGACTTGGAGAAAGCGTCAGAACCAACGTTAAAGACAAAGCTGTAAAGCGCGGCGCGCTGATACTCGCCCAGCGGCACTCTGACGAGAGTGTCTACCGTGCGTTTCGCTGGCTGGAGGTCTTTCCAGAGCAGCTGGTCACACTCGCGATCGGTATAGGTCTTCCCTTTCACGATATCCCGGCCCGTATGGCCGTCGCAGACAGTCCACACCCCGGCGACGTCTTTATAAGCTTCGTACTTCCGCCCTTCGACGCCATCCTGCCCACCAAGGAACAGTGAGGCAATCAGCATTGCTCCGCCACCAGCTGCGGCGAGCAGTTTATTGCGAAGGCTGCTGGTCATTGGCATATCAGTCTTCTCCAACTTTCACCGCCGGGCCGTATTTCTCCAGCGCCTTAACCTGCGCATTAGCGACCTTGCGTTTGAAATACCAGTTAATCAGTCCGGTAACGATTATCCCGGCAATACCTGCCAGTACGCCGATGGCGCTCCATTCGTCAGGACTCAGTTTTGTGAGGACGCCGTTCAGGATGGTTCCTCCTGAGGTGCCGAGGGCGACTCCGGTGACAAGTTTGCTCATACGGGACATTTCTCTCACCTCGCTGTTCGCGGGTGTTGTGCTGGAAGGGTCAGGCTCTCCGGATGAATTAACGACAGACCCTGATGGGGGTTTCCGGGAGCCTGAAATAGAAAAGGCCGCCAATCGGCAGCCTTAGAAATAGATGATATTGAGGTTGTGGTGCCGGGTGCCTCCCGGTGGCTCTGTGCCAGACCACAGAGCCGCGCTACTCACCTGCCTGTCTGGACGCCCCACCGCATAGGGGGATTCACCACTGTGTAAGCTATACAAATTTGAAGCAAAGCGTCAATATCTGTTAGCGGATATGAGGTGACTTTAGCGGGCCCTGCAAGACCTCGGCTTCTCCGTTATTGCAGATGTCATCGCCCTGTGTGAGATGCCATACACCCGTTATAGTTCGGCCCGTTTCGAGGTCTTCGGTTTTGTCGTTTGTGTAGTACGCAACCTGAACCCTGCCATCGTGCTGTATCCAGTAGAAACCTTCTTCCATACTTAACGCCCCCTGAAAGTTCTGATAGAACTATTCCAGCCGACATTATATGACTTATCAGTTACAGGCAAAGAAGATGTGGATTAATTGTGGTGCCGGGTGCCTCCCGGTGATTCTGCGCTAGACCACAGAACCGCGTCATTCACCTGCTCTGACTAGTCGCCCCACCGCATAGGGGGATTCACCACTCAGACAGTCTAATAGCTTAATCTTAATAAGACTAATCTTATCTGTTTATAGTCAGGCTCCTCGGAAGAATTAACGATAAGACGAGTGATGGGGGGTTCCGGGAGCCTGAAATAGAAAAGGCCACCAAACGGTGACCTCAGAAAAGGAAAAACCCCGCCGGAGCGAGGTTTTAGAATTTGTTTGATAAGGGCTTTTCGACGCTGCCATCGTGGCGCAGCTCTGCCAAGCATGAATGGATTATTCATTTTTCTGGCCCGTTTTCAACTCCCTTTTAAAAATATTTAATAGACCTCTCACTTTTACCTGGTTTCTATCTGGCGGCGCACGGCCAGAAACACCTTCGCCTGGAATATCTCAAGACACCAGCGCACGCGCTTACGCGCCTCTCCGGTGGTCAGCCAGGGAGCCACCAGCTGCAACTCTCTGGAGATATCGGATATCTTTTTGCGGGTGGTGTAAAACTGCAGACCGACCAGATAAACAGGATCCTCAGGGTTGAAAGTCTTCAGCATGACCTGCTCGATAAAATCAGCATCATCACGGCGCTCGCTCTGCTCGATTAGTTCAGACAGAGTTACCGGCCAAAGAATAGCGCGGGCGCGTAACGCTGCCTGAACGCCACGGAATCCCTCTTCCCTTGCCTGGCCCAGTGCCTCAGTGATACGCGACAACTGAGCATCTGACCACTCCGATTGCTTCACCTCAGACCAGAACTGGCTGCAGTTCTCTAAACGGTATTGCGCCCGGGTTTTGCCGCCGACACACTCCCCCCAGACGGTCAGCAAAGACTTTATCCAGCCAGACTGAACGCTCTTTAATGGCGTGAACTTGCCGAGGTAGCTTTTTCTTGGTGCAGATGCTGCTTTACCCAGACCTTCGACATGAATGCGGCGTTGACGTGGTGTCATCCTGTACTGCTCCTTAAGCCAGAACGCCGAGCGCAAAGGCCCGGTCCAGCAATCTGATTATCATTGCCGGCTGAGCACCATGATTGCGCTCAAATTTAACCGGGTCGTTGTGTAGTTCAGTGTGGTGCTGTCGGCACAGAGGGATCACAAGGAAATCGTGCGCCTTCGTTCCCATGCCACCCTGCCCCCAGCCAATCAGGTGATGAGCATCATCCGACGGCTTTCCGCAGCACTCGCAGGGTTGCGTCTTAACCCATGCCAGAAATTTGGGATTATCCCAGCGGTCCCGCTTTGGCCTCTTCATCAGGGTCTTCGGGGATTCGGGATCTACCTGCAGGGCAACGACTGGCTTATTCGCAGGTGATGGTGCAGATAGCGCGCGGGCTTTGTCGGCAATAATGCTGGTGGCCGGTACCGCCGGCACGATCTCGCTCTCGCGGAAGGTTTCCTTCGCTGCTGGCAGGCGTAGAGCTTCGCGGGCAACTGACTCTGGTAACGCATCAGCAATCCCGACACGTACAGCCCACCAACACAGCTCAGCCAGAGAAATTTCGCGGGAGCGATCAAGCGCCAGCGCAACCCGGGCCGTATCCAGCACCCAGTCGATGACGTTCTGGCGCGCCAGTTCCGCCAGGCGCTCGGTGTGCTGCCCGCGCAGCTGATTGTCGCAGTGGCCGCAGAGACGGATTGCCCCGGGATCGTGCCGCATGGTGGTCATTTCGTGGTAGTGGTAATCGCTGTGCGGGTACTGGCAGGTGTCTCCGCTGCGCATTAACCAGTATTCGAAGCCACTCAGCCCACCAGCAGCGGTGATCACCTTTTCGTGAAGGAAGAACGGGCGCAGTGCCGCATTACCGGCCAGCGGCTGGCGCGCGTCGGGTACGCGTCCTGTTGCGAAGCTTGCCATGCTGGCGGGCTGGCTCTCCACCAGCACACGACCGCCACTGAACATGCTCATCAGCTCGCTGCCGGGTTTTAAAAGCACCACACCCAGCTCCCGGGCGATAACCGGTTTCAGTAAGGCGCGCATCAGGCGATCTCCCCGATGATGATCTGCCCT